AGCAAAATAAAGCTGCCGCAACCGCATCTGGACAGGAATTAAGAGATTTAGAAGCTCGTGCGGAACAACAAAAAATAATTCTTGGTTTATTAGAGGACCAATTAGATGAATTGAATTCTCTAAAAAATGTAATATCGAAGAACCTACGAAACTTTGATGATATAGATGATACTTTAACAAGTATTGGAAATTCTTTACAAAATAATGTTGAATTACAGCAAAAATTCGGAACAAAATTAAATTCCGCAAAAGATGCATTAAGTGATATAGCTAGTATAGTTGAAACTGCTGGATTCGATGATAGGCAATTAAAACATATTGATAAAGCTAATGATGCTTATAGAAATATGAATGTTTCTATTGTACAAGCATCTGCTAAATTAGCACAGGGAAGAATAGGACAGGAAGAATATAATAATTTAGTACAACAATCTTTAGCATCATTCGATGAACTTATAGGTTTAATAGATACGAGCACCCAATCCGGCCAAGATTTAGTGGAAGTATTTAGACAAGGTAGAGCAGAGATGGAATCCTTTGAACAAGCTGCACAACGAAGCGCAGCTGCATTGGGTGGAATGAATACTGCGTTAGACCAACTTGGTGGTAGTGGTATTCCATTGGCTAGAGAGTTGAGTGATGTGGTAGGGGATATTGCAAACAAAGGTACATTGGGTAAAGCGGCATTAATTGCTTTAGGAGCAGCCGCTGGAAAACTAGCATATGATTATTTCGGCGCCGGTACTCAAGCGGCGATTGAGGCATCGAATGATGTAAAAGAGAATCAAATTGAAGGTGCTAAAAATGTAGCACAAGCAGGAAACGATTTGGCATTTGCTGGAAAACAAGCCGCTATGGACTTTGGTTTCCAATTGCAAGAAATGGCTGCTCAATTTAACGCAGCATCTAAAACTGCATTTTTTGGTAAAGGATTGGGTAGTGTAGGATATGCTGCATCTAAATTACAATTAGCAGGTATATCTGCTGAAAGTATTGCATCAGCAACAACCGCAGCATCTAAAGCAGGTAGTGGTTCTACAAAATTAGCTGCTGATATGGCAATATTCGCTGAAAGAAGTGGTATATCGGTAGATAATTTAGCAAACGTACAACAAGCATTTAAACTATTAGATGGAATTTCGGCTGATACTGCATTAAATATGGCAGAAGGTACGAGGGCAATGGCAGAACAAGCCGGCTTAAATGTTGGTGATATAATGAACGAAGTTGCATCTGCATCTGAAATGGCATTGGATTATCAGGTACAAAGTGGTAAAGCATTAGCTAGACAAGTAGTTTATGCAAAATCATTGGGGGTTAGTTTTTCTGAAGTAGCTAAGGCTGGACAAAGTATGGTATTGAACTATAAAGATAGTATCAAAGCAGAAATGAGTTTATCGGCTATGTTAGGTAAAAATGTAAACTTATCAGAAGTTAGGTCTAAGTTTATGTCGGGTGACCAAGAGGGAGCATTAAAAGCATTACAAGCGCAAGGATTAAAGCCATCCGATATGAATATGTTCCAAAAACAACAATTACAATCCGCTTTAGGTGGAATGGATTTGAGTTCTTTGGAAAAAATAGGAACACCTGGTTATCAAGAAGGTGCTGGAAAAGTTGGTACATTAGAAGAAAAGAGTGCTAAAGCATCAAATGATGCATTTTTAACATTAAAGCAAAGTGCCGAATCTGCATTGAATACACAACAAGCAATGATTCAGGGCCAAAAAGCAGTTGCACAAGCTGCTTTAGATACAATGAAAAATAATGCTTGGTTAAATTCTCAAGCATATTTGGATTATAAAAAAGGATTGGCACAATTGAACGTAGAAAGAGGATTTACAGAAAACATCGGAGGAGCATTAGCTGCATCTGCCGGAGGATTGATTGGAAACTTTTTACCACAAATAGTTAAAGGTGCTAAAGGATTATTTAAAGGAGGTGGTGCAACTGCTACCGCAGAAGGTGGTAGTAGTTTATTAGGTGGTGTTGGTAAATTTTTAACAAAAGGAGGAGGTAGTGCATTAGCTGGTCTATTTGGTGGTGTTACCGGATTTATGGATAAAAAGGATAAAGGTGGTAGTACAGGAGAAGCAGTTGGAGCAGGAGCATTGCAAGGTGGGTTAGCCGCAGGTGGAGCTGCGTTAGGAACTATGCTTGGACCAGTAGGTACTTTGGTTGGAGGATTTTTGGGTGATACATTAGGTGGTTGGATAAATGAAAATGCACCGGAAGTTTCTGCAAGATTTGGTGGATTATGGGATAGTGTTAGTGGTAAATTTATGGCAATAGGGGAAAAGTTTAAACCTGTAATTGATAAGATATCACAAGCGTTTAGTTGGTTAGGTGAAAAGTTTTCAGCAGTATATGATAGTGTTAATAACTTTATGATAAGTTTAGGCTTTGAAGAAGGTTTAGGTAGTATATTCTCTGGCATTGCAACTTTTATCGGAAACACTCTTATGGCGCCGTTTGAAATATTGATATCTGCTTTCGGATTTTTATTTGATATCATTAGTGCAGTTGGTCAATTCTTATCGGGTGATTTCACCGGAGCATGGGAAACGCTTAAAAAAGGATTTTCAGATTTCATAGATGGTGTAATAGCTCCATTCAAAAGTACATTTGATATGATTTACAACGCTTTTGCAAAGATGTGGAATGGTTTAGCTGATTCTTGGTTGGGACAACAATTGGGATTGGGTAAAATGGAATTGAGAAAAACAGAAACTCCCGCAGCAACAGCCGCAGCAAATCCATCAGTAGCAGCTGAAGTTCAAACAAAAGCAGTTGCGGAAGCACAAAAGCCGGTAGTAGCAGCAGCAACAAAAACAACCGCATTAGCAGAAAAAACCAATAAATTATCAGAAGATGCTGCTAAAGAAATGAAGTTCTCTGGAAACGTACAAAATGAGATGGTAGCACTTTTAGCGGCTAATGCGGCAATATTAGAACAAATTGCATACAATACCGCAGGTGAAACACCAATTAGTTTAGATGGCAAGACTGTTAATAGACAATTACTATCGAATAGCCGTAAGAACTACTCATTATCTAGAACTTAATAATTCCTATAAATTTACATTAAAGATATTTATAGTAAATACAAACTATAAATGGCAACACTTTTAGACCTTTTTAAATCACAAAAGAAAGAACTATACGGATTAAGCGGTACAGCTATAATCGAAAGTAGAGGTTTAATCAACCCTCCAAGAGGTGCTGCATTACTTGCATCATCGCCGGATGCGGTAGCTGATTTAATTGGTAATCAAATAGGTGGTGCTTTAGGTGGTTCAGCTAATAGACCATCGGATACTATATTTAAAGATAAAACTCCATTTCAAAAACCATTATCTTTATTTAAAACTCAACAACAATTAAGAACAGCAGTAGAACCTGGTACAAAGTATTATATAAAAGATACTCCTGCACCCGCATCATTGATAGCATCGTTTACACAGGGTGGTTCATCAATAACCGGAATGGCTGCAAATTTAGCAATCAAAGCCGTTACGAAAGGTGGCTTAAAGAAATTGGCTAATGATTTAAAGGATAAAGATAACAATGAAGTTTTTGGACCAAAACTTAGTAAAGATAAAGATGGCAAGGAAGTTAAAAGAGAAGATATGCTATTTTCTACGCATTTTAAAGATAAAAATGGTCTTAAACTAAGGGATTCAAAAGGAGCTGGAACGTATTGGGATGAAGGTCAGAAAAAACTATTAGAAGCTATTTCAATAACCGAAGATGAGTTAGAAGGAAAAGAGTATGCTAATCACGTAATAACTACATTTCAAACCATTCCTGCAAAAGGTAAAACTTCTTTAAAAGTTCCGTTTGTTGGTAGTGTTAGTGGAATATCCGAAGAGGTTACTCCTGCTTGGACTAATTTTAAATATTTAGGTTCTCCATTTAGTGTATATAGATATGGTGGAGTAGAAAGGGCTTTGAGATTTAATTTAAAGTTGTATTACACAACTATTACAGAAAGAGATGTAATGATTACAAAAATTAATTATTTAAAATCATTAGCATTTCCGGATAAAGATATAAGAGCTATTACATTTGGGACTGATGCATCTGGAAAAAATAATTCTCAATATGCTATGGCTCCAAATTTAGTTAGAGTATCTATCGGAGATTTATATAAAAATATACCTGGATTTATAGAAAGTTTATCATTTGAAATAGATGATAATGCACCTTGGCCAAATTCAGCAAATATGCCAAATTCAAAAATGACTTCAGGATTAGGTGGTTCGGATAATATGGATGATGGTTCAACATTATTATATCCATCTGTAGTTGATGTATCGATAGGTTTTAAAATAATCGAAGACCATGCTATATCGAATGGTGAGGGTAACACCAAAACTTATAGATACGATTTTGATGGTAGAGAGACGGATAAAACTAATAAAGAAATTAAGAAATCAATTGCAGCATTTTTGAAAAAATTAGGAACATTACCAAAAGAAGAATAATGGCAAATAGATATACATATTCAACTATACAAACGGAATCTTCTACTAAGAAAACATATTTGGGAAGCATTATCTATCCAAAGATAAAGCCAACTGATAATGATTTATATGTAATTTCCGAATCAACGGATAGATTGGATTTATTGGCACACAAATACTATGGAGATAGAACTCTATGGTGGGTTATAGCAGTAGCAAACAACATAAATGATGCATCATTTTATGTAAAAGAAGGATTACAGCTTAGAATCCCATCTAATCTATCTCAAATTTTAAATGATTTAGAAAAGATAAATAAATAAGCATATGTCATTTCCATTTATAGCACCAATAAAGCCTTGGGTTAAAAAGAAATTAGAAGATAGGGAAAAACTTTCATATGAAAATTTTAGATTATCCCCATTTGTAATTATGTCATCTGGTGCAGTTGTTACAAAAGCTGATGATGCGAATGTAAAAAAACTGATTAAAGATGGTTCATATGATAAGTCGACTTCATTTAGAGGATGTGTAATATCAAATCAAAGTGAATTTTCAAAATTGTATCAAACATCTGATACTATATTGGGATATGATTTAGATGGTGTTCCAATTGTTATAAAAGGTGAAACTAATAGAAAAATCTCCACACCAATAATTCAATCGGTAGAAATAGATACCGATGGTGGTAACAATACTTTAAAGGAAGCTCATATAAAGATTAAGTGTTTTTCTTTGAAGCAATTAGAAATGTTTGACCTTTTCTTTTGCAGACCATCTATGAATGTAATTTTAGAATACGGATGGAATACTGATATTGTTGGTAAAACTGATATAGATACATTGTTATTTGCAAAAAAGAAACACGATGTGTATGTAAAAGAATTTGCAGCACTATTTGATGATGCCAAAATAGCTAAAAGTAATTATGTAGCCAATTTGGAAAAAACTGATGGTAACTATGATTATATGGCAGGAAAGGTTACGGGATTCAACTATGGTCCAGCCGAAGATGGTACATATGATATCACTTTAGATATCTCCGCCGGAAACGAATTACAATTATGGATGCCAATCAAACAAACTAATACGGATTCGAGTATACCAAAAAAAGGAACAAACGAAGAACCTCCATACAATACATGGTTAAGAAGAGTATCGGCTGATTTTAATTTACCGAATATAATAGCATTGGATGAAGCAACGTGGAAAAATGAATTTTTCAATTGGCATATGATGAATGCAAAAGAAAAAGATAAAGTTGTATCATATGATGAATATGTTTCTTTTAAATTATTATTAGAATTACTTCAAAATTCGCAATCATTTAAATCGAACAGTGAGAAAATAAAAATAAATTATTTTGAAAATGGTGACAAAACTAAGCCGGTAATACCAATGAATTCGGATAAATTTATGATATCATCATCAGAAGATATCATTCTACCAAATAAACTTCCAAAGTTTAAATTTATATCTGATGCAAATAAAAAAAATGTATTGGTTATAGATGGTGACCCAACAGAAGATTGTTCGATAAATGGTAAAAGTTTTAATTTAAAAGATGTTAATATATTAAAAGATTTAAACGATGTAACAAAAAACCTATCATCGGATAAAGTATATGGAAATCTATTAAATGTATTTTTTAAATATGAAGCGGTACTATCGATTTACAATCAATCATTCTCTCAAGCCGATTTTATAAATGGAATATTAGGATTGGTAAATGATAATACCTATGGATTATGTAAATTGGAGTTGATGACTATCAATGATGAAGGAGGTCCTGGCGGAAAAGCTTTACAAATAATGGATTATAAATTATATACTAAGCCGGAAAGTATAACCGAACAACAAAAAGCATATAGATTCAAAATAGGACCAATTGGTAGTATCGTAAGAGAATTTAGTTTTTCAATGGAATTAGGTGAATTAGCTCAAGCACAAGCATTGTATCAAGCTCAATTGAATTTAGATAATATAATGGCTGGACAAGAATTGACTGGCTCAAATAATACGGAATTAAAAGATGATGCATATACCTTATTCGACATGTCGTATGCAAGAAACTCTGATGGATATTTTTCAGTAAACGAAGTAGAAAAAGCAATTGTAGTAAATGCGGCAGTAAATAATAAGCAAAAATCCACAACATTTAATTTAACGCCTCAAGCCAAAAAGGGTGAAGCATCTAAGGAAACGGAAAATCTACAAGAAGTTGTTAAAAGAAAATCTATTAAATTTAAAATTGGTAAAGAAAATAAAACTCTTATATTTTTAGATAAAGGTTTAATTAAAGAAAAAATCAATCCGGAAAAGAAAGGTTCTGCTTTAACATTTTTAGAAATATCATTGGCAATAGATGGATTAGCCGGATTGAGTTGTGGTGAATATTTTCAAATAGATGGTATACCAGAAACGTATAATAAAAATGGTATATTTCAAATTACGAACGTAAAGCAAGGTTTAGATGATAGTGGTTGGAAAACAACCATTGAAGCAGGATATAGAATTAATGTTGAAGCCGTTTCACCAAAAAGTTAATTATGTATAAAGATTTAGTTAGTAGTAAGGAATCATTTTCATTAAAATCGCCAAATACTATTGTGCCATCTCCGACCAATAATGATTATACGGATGCATACCTACTTAGGTATTTTATACAAAGGGTAAGCGATGTTAATGGATTTGTGTATGAGGTATCTCAAACGGAATATGCAGATTATTTGGAAAATCCATATTGGATAGCAGTAAGTATGAGATGGAGAATTTCCGGTCCTTTGGGTATGGTATATGATTCTAATGGTAACTTAATAGATAAAGGAGTTATTGAATCCAATAAAGCATCTTTATCTATAATTTCTTTGAAAATTAAAAATATTTCGTTATATTTACCAAACCTAAAACAATTTTATAAATAATGAAACATATTACACAATCTGAAGCTGAACATTTATTGCACGATTGGAAATATAAAGGTTACGCAATTGTTGATTTTCTTACCGAAAGTGAAGTAGATGAAGTAATAGCTGAATTGGATAGATTAAGAATCGATAGAAACCAATCCGATGAAAAATGGGGAGAATACGAACCATATATGCATCCGCATAAAGAATCCGAATTGGTAAATAAAATGTTAGCACATCCTAAAGCAATAGAGATGATGGAACTACTATTTGGTTCAGAAGTTCAGGGTGTTCAGACTTGGGCATATTTTAAACCAGTTGGTGAATTAGGTAGAGATGCTCATCAGGATGGGTTCTATTCGCAAGCTGGATGGAATAAGATTGCAAATATATCAATATCATTAGACCCATCGGATGAAAGTAATGGTGGATTATGGGCGTATGAGGCTTCTCACTATTTACCACTATTGGATATTGAAGTGGATGAGGAGAGAGTTAAGACAAATCCAGGTCATTGGAGAAACGAAAGAGGTAAAGCATCTAAAATGCCGGAAGGACATAATTTTCCAAAGATATATGCTAAATTAAAGAAAGGGCAGGCATTTTTAATACATTCACATTTAGTGCATGGTTCTGATACCAATAATGGTACAACATCGAGATATTCCATTCTAAGTGGATATATGGTTAAAGGTGGTTTCCTTAGACAAGGTGAACATATGAAAAGAGAACCAATCGATGTTTACGAATTAAGACAAAAATATTGGGGAGAATAGTTTGGTAATTTAATAAAAATTTAGTATCTTTGTAGGGTATGAATTTAATCGAAACAAATAATGCCCTATTGGAATTTTACAAATCTAACCCAAAAGTAGATTTGTTAGTACCCGTATGGAGTTCTCCGAAAGCACATGAATATGATACTTCGATATCATTTGCATATGTGAGAACCAATAATTCCGATTACATTATAAATTTCAATCATATAGATGCAAGTCAATGTAGGCAAGCCGCATTGAGTATGTTTGCAAACGAAAACACATTGGTTTTTGGCAATCGATATATTGGTAGTAAAGGACTTGATTATGAGTGGGTTTATTTTGAAGAGTATGGTAAACCATTCATACTCAATGAGTTCGCTGAAGAGGTTTATAAGGGGTATAGAAGCGACTTTAAATATCTAAACGATTGTGTACCACTAATGAGATGGTACGAAGTTTTAAGACAAATTCCATTAATTTCAAATATCAAACCTTGGTATAGAAAATATTCAGAATCCATCAAAATATTAGGGAGGCTGGAGGGGGCTGGGGTGAAAGTCGAAGAAGAAAAATTTATTGATAGATTTCATTTCAATAATGAGTATTTGCCCAAAGGGTTTGCGTACACAAAATACAATCCATATACGATAACGGGTAGACCGAGCAATAGACACTTAGGGGTTAATTGGGCTGCGATGAATAAATCCGATGGAAGTAGAGCGAATGTAGTAAGCAGATTTAAGGGGGGTACATTGATTCAATTCGATTATGAATCCTATCACATTCGTATCATTGGTAAGATGGTGGGTTATGTGTTTCCCGAAGGAGAAACTGCGCACGAACATTTAGCAAAATATTATGGGGTTACGACCGAAGAATCTAAAGCCCTATCGTTCCGATATCTTTATGGGGGATTGGATGAATTTGCGAAAACCATTCCATTCTTTCAAAAGGTAAACGAATATATCCAATCGGTTTACCAAAAGTTCGTAATATCCGGCCGTTTAACGACACCTCTTTATAAGAGGGAAATCCCATTCCAACGAATCGAAACTCCAAACGAACAAAAGGTATTCAACTATTTACTTCAGGCATTGGAAACTGAAATCAATTACACAAAGATTGATGAGGTACTGAAATGGTGTGATGGGAGAAGGTCAAAAATGATTCTATATACCTACGATGCGTTCTTAATCGATGTACATCCACAAGATAGAGATAATCTATTGAAGGAATTAACTACGGCATTGGAGAGGGGTGGATTTCCTGTCCGAGCATATGAAGGAAGTAATTACGATAATTTAGTTGTAATACAATAAAACTTTATATTTATATCATATAATTATATAAGAACAAACACGCAATAAAGAATGACTCCAAATTTCGAAGAAATATTATTGGAATTAAGTTACAGAGTTCCTACTGGGATTGTTGATTTAACAAACGAAGAACACTTAGATGAATTAGTTACCATCTTAGAAGAAAAACGTATATACAATTCTAAAGCTATTAATAGTTTAAAAGAAAAGGCAACATCCAAACCTAGAAGAGTACCAAAAGCTCAAGGACAAGATATCGATACGGTATTAGCTCAAACATTTACAAACCCAGAAACCAAAAGACAAGTAACAATAGCAACTGCGTTGGGGTATGATAAAAAATCACAAGCCTACAATATAGCAAAAAATAAATTTAAAGCAGCCGGATTTAGTAATAAGGATATCGATATGATTGATGCCGGTCCTGATGATGAAGAAAAACCAAATGTATTTGGTAAAGGAAAGGGTGGTAAAGTATTTGGTAATGATTCCGAACCAGAAACAACTACTACATCTAATTTAAATCTAAAACCTGATGATGTTGCGAAAAGAACAGCCGCTTTATCTCAAGTTATTAACAAAGATTTTTCGCCTGAATTAAAAAAGAGTTTAGGAGAAAAGGGAATTAAAACATTACTTTCAGGCTTTGAGAAAATGATATCGGGTCAAAAAGTTAGTGCACAAGAAAAAGAATTATTACAAAATTTTGTAGCATTCAAAGATAAATCAGGTGAAGCTACATTATATATAGCAAACGCAACTCCTGGAAACTTTAAGAAACATAAAAAAGTAACATTCCCTAGCTCAAAAAGAGAAGAATTAAAACAACTTACTCAATCATTTGGATTACAATCAACCAAAGCACAGGAAGGGGCTATGGGTAAAAAACAAGCAGTTCCAAACAAAGTTACCCCAGCACGTAAAGATGTTGTAATTAAAGAAGAAAAAGATGGTTCTATAATAATCGATGGAGTTAGACATAAGCCGGTGCCAGTGCCAAAATTAAGAGAGTTGGCATTACTTTTAAAGAAGAACGGAGTACCGGATGCCGAAGTTGAAGCAAAAGCTACAATTGCATCATTGAGAAGATACAATAAGCAATTGGAGATGATGAAGAAAGCCGGAAAGTTTGAAATTGTTGATTTTGGTGATACATCTACACCTGAAGGTAGACAATCTACATTTGATAATGTAAAAAATCTATACATAAAACGATTTGAACAATTATTTAAAGAAAGCGGTGGAATAACAAAGGAACAAAGAATGATTATGGATAGATTTAAATCTATACAATTTAATCAAAATGGTAGTAATCCAAATTTTGAAAAAGAATTGGATGATTTACTAAGCGCAATGACTTTAAATAAAGATTTTAGAACAGCGGTTCCCGATTTGTTGGAGGTAATTGTATTTTCAAAAATGATTGGTAGAGGATATCAAGCGTTCTTACCTTCTTCTGAAACATTTAAAGTATCAGATGTAATAGCATTTAAAGAACCAAACTTTAAATTCCCTAAATCAGGAAACATAGCACAAGCAGTTGCGGATAATTTTAAAATGATTAAAACATCATTAGTATTAGTGGGTGGTTCAAGTGTTAAATTCGCAGAAGGTGGTGCAGGACAAAGTGATTCCAAAGTAGACCAAACCGAATACAAACATCCTGAAACAAAAGTTGTATTAGAGAGTTTATTGGGTGTACATCAATTTGTATATGGTAGAAGTAAAGATGCAAAATATCCACCATCTGTACAAGATATGGTGAAAAAAGAAAAGCAGATAATGTTTCATCTAAATTGGGCTTTAAAAAACAACATAATTACAAAGGATGAATACAATCGTATTATGGCACAAGCTGATAAGCAATCTGAAAGCGCTTTTCAAACAGCAATGAGAAATGGAGTTGGACCATTGAATGATAAAGAAAAAATGGAATATAAAAAGTTATTAAGATTGCACGCATTAGCTGGAGCAAGTATAGAAACAATTAATAATAATGATACGGATTTCAATTATTTTTCTAACGAAAGAAGTACAGTTAACGAAAGAACGGGAGCAGTTAAAAACGAAGAGTTAGATGGTATTGTTAATAAATGTTGTATGAGTTGGTCATATAATCCTGGATTTAAATTCAGTAAATTTGAGGGTAAAGTATGGATGACTCCTAATAACGTAAATCCATCACACATCGTATCGTGTGATAAAAAGAAAAGATAAAAAATGAATACACAACTTTTATGTTTGTTCACATATAGAAACGAATTAGATACATCTTTAGAATTTGTATTAAGAAACTATACACTTATAAATCCTAATATATTTGTATTAGAAAGTAAGATTGCGGAAAACGATTTGTTTATAACATATAATGTAGAAAAAGGTTCTGCTCCAATAGATTCTCAATGGAAAACTATTTTAGTTCATAGAAAGAAGCAATCGAATACTATATACACAATCAACGCCTTAAACGAAGTTATTAAATCTAAAACAGGTGGTCAATTAGATACTACATACCAATTGGATTGGAATGAGTATAGAAATTGTATTATTACTACATCAAATTACGGCTACAAAAAAATCCCTACAAAGGTATTTAAAAATTTAAATCTATCGGATTTAAATATTGATACTTTTTAATTTGGAAATTCAGAATTAATTTATTATATTTGTTGAAATAAACAATTTAATAAATTATGAAGGATATTTACCAAGGACCAGTTTACGAATTCCTTATAAATGAAAGCCTAAACAATAGAATGGGTTGGGGTGGAAATGCCGGAAGTATCGATGGTATTTCAGAGTACGACCTAAATAACTCTAGACGTGGTACTACATTTATGAGGGAATTTCTTATTGCAGAAAAACCATTTACCATTTTAGAAACAGGAACCAATTATGGTTCATTCAGTTACGTTTTATACGAAACGTTAGAAGATTTCAAACTATTTACATGCGATGCACATTCTGATAATCAATCAATGCGATGTGTAAACTTCATTAATGAATATTATGATGATAATAAAATATTTTATCAAAATATTAATAGTATTCAATTACTTACTCAATTACATAATACGGGGTTCAAAGTTGATTTAGCTTGGTTAGATAGTACTCATACCTATGATATGTTATTGGAAGAATTACTATTAACAAAATCATTGCAAGCTAAGTTTATTATGATTGATGATTTTTGGACACAAAAAGAATTACAAAACGCAGTATTGGATTTCGTCAGAAAGAATGGTGAATATCGTATTCATTCATTTTCAAATATAAGAGAAAATGTAGGTTCTATTATAATCTTACAAAGAGTAGAAGCAGACAATTTAAATTTAATATAAAAAACAGTTATGACAGAAATCCACGAAGAAACAGCAAGAGAACATTGTGAAAGGGTTTACCCCGAAATGATGGCTGAATTTAAGAAAATTCAAGCCGAAATGTATGAAACATTTTGCAAAAAGCAAAGAAACTATGGACCTGGTAATATTTCCGTAGGTACTGCATTGCAAACGAAAGATGATGTTAAGCTATCACTTACGGGTCTTTGGTTCAGAATCAATGATAAAGTTCAAAGATTGAAGCAATTGGTGGTATTAGGACAGCCAGATGAGGTAGGAGAATCGGTGCAGGATACATATGAAGATTTATCAGTATATGGTATAATTGCCCAATTGGTAAGTAGAGGAAAATGGGCAAAATAAATTTGGAAATCTCAAAAAAAAGTTCTATATTTGTAGAACAAAAACATAAAAAGGTTATATTTAGATATAGGTAATATCGATAAAACCTTAAACATTAAACAACAATTATTAACTTTAAAACGTAAGACAAATGGACATTTCATTAGCCTTGAAGCGATTCAACTCGCTACAAAACACTTCCAAAAAATCAGATTCACTTTGGAAGCCAACACCGGGAAAACATCAAATTAGATTAGTTCCCTACAAGTTCAACAAAGACATTCCTTTCATTGAACTTTTCTTTCACTACAACATTAACAACAAAACTTATCTATCTCCAATTTCGTTTGGTAGACCTGACCCTATTGTTGAGTTTGCAGAAAAACTTAAACGTACAGGCGATACCGATGATTGGAAAGCAGGTAAGAAGATGGAGCCGAAATTAAGAACATTCGCACCCGTTATCGTAAGAGGTAAGGAGAACGAAGGTGTTAAATTTTGGGGATTTGGTAAGACTGTTTATCAGGACATCTTAGGTTACATCGCTGACCCGGATTACGGAGATATCACCGACCCAATGAATGGTAGAGATATCGTATTAGAAATTACTTCAGCAGAAGAATCTAATGCAGCTTATCCAACAACAACTATTCGTGTTAAACCTTCTCAATCTAAAGTAGCTGATACAGCAGAAGGAATTCAAAGTGTATTAGAAAACCAAAAAGATATTACTGAATTATATTCGGAGTTATCTTACGCTGAATTAAAAGGTGTATTAGAGAATTGGTTAAACCCATCGGCAGCAGTAGCTACGGATGATGTAGTTGAAGAGTTAGAAGCTCCTAAACAAGCACCAACTCCAACACCAAAACAACCATCAGCGGATTTGGGTGGTACGCAAGAAATTGGTGATTTACCTTGGGAAAAGGAAGAAGCTCCAAAAGTAGCAGCTCCAAAAGATGACGTAGCATCGGCATTCGATGATTTATTCAACAACTAAAATTAGTTACAAATGGCCAAAAGAGAAGAAGATTTAGCAAGTTTACTTGCCGATTCTCTAAACAAACAAAATAAGGATGGTAAGATTGCCTACTTCTTAGATGATGATGGGGGCGATGCTCCTACCAACGTTAAGGATTGGCTATCTACGGGTAACGCAATGTTAGACGTAGCAATTTCGAATCGCCCTTATGGTGGTTTGCCGGTTGGCCGTATTAGTGAGATTACGGGTTTAGAGCAGAGTGGAAAATCTCTGCTCTCTGCCCATCTCTTAGCAGAAACCCAAAAGAAGGGTGGAGTTGCAGTACTAATTGATACGGAAACCGCAGTAAGTAGAGAATTTTTAGAAGCAATTGGAGTAGATATCTCAAAACTACTTTATGTTTCAGTTGATACTGTTGAAGGTATCTTCGAAGCGTGTGAAACAATTATTGAGAAAGTAAGAACGGGTGATAAAGATAGATTAGTTACAATCGTAGTCGATTCAGTAGCAGCAGCATCTTCAAAGAAAGAGATGGAAGCTGATTACGATAAAGATGGTTACGCAACTGATAAAGCAATTATCATTTCTAAAGCAATGAGAAAGATTACCAATATGATTGGTAGACAATCGATTGCACTCGTATTCACAAATCAGTTAAGACAGAAGATGAACGCAATGTTTGGTGACCCTTGGACAACATCGGGTGGTAAAGCATTAGCATTCCATGCTTCAGTTAGATTAAGATTGAAGAGTATGGGTCAATTAAAAGTTGGTGATAGAATCGTTGGTATTAAAGTAAGGACTCAGGTTATTAAAAACCGAATGGGACCACCATTACGACACGCAGATTTCGATATCTACTTTGATAGAGGTATTGATAACTACGGAGGTTGGTTAGCCGTAATGAAAGATGCTAAAATTCTAAAGCAAGCAGGAGCTTGGTACGAATACATCGATATCGATACGGGTGAAATTTCTAAATTCCAATCTAAGGATTTCTCTAAAATGTTAGAGAATGAGGAATTGAAAGACCAAATCTATCGTAGGATTTGTGAGGCAACTATATTACAATATAAAAACAATTCGAATTCGGAAGAAGTTGAAGTTACAACGGACGGAGCAAATGAGTCAGATTAATAAGAAGTATTTAGATATACTAAAACAAATAGATGAAGAGCATAAAGGTTTCGGTGATTTACATCGTAATTCGAAAACCTTAGTTATTGATGGTCTTAATACCTTCATACGCTCTTGGTCAACTGCACCAAATCTTAACGATAATGGTGACCACATTGGAGGAATAGTCGGTACTTTAAAAAGTATCGGCTACGCCATCCGTTTAATTAACCCTACACGAGTTGTAATCGTATTCGATGGTAAAGGGGGTTCAAATAGCAGAAAAGAAATATACGCAGGATACAAATCCGAAAGAGGTAAGAACAAAATCAAAATGAGATTGAATCGAGCCGCTACCGTTGAGATGAATCCTGAAGAAGAAAGTATCTCAATGAAACGTCAAATGACAGCATTGGGAGAACTTTTGTCTGCACTGCCCGTAACCATTATGATTTACGATGGTATCGAAGCTGATGATGTTATGGCGTATATCGCTACAACATTGAAGCAAGAAAACGAAAAGGTAGTGATAATGAGTTCGGATAAAGATTTCCTTCAGTTGGTGAATAAAGATGTTAGTGCATATTCTCCATCTAAGAAAAAGATTTATACTATCGATGAAGTAAAAGAAGAGTATGGGTTTCATCCACATAACTTTATTAACTTCAGAATGATTGATGGTGATAAATCAGATAATGTAGAAGGTATCACCGGATTAGGTGCAAAAACGATTATCAAAGCATTTCCAATATTAACAGAAGAAAACGTTCATACTACTGAATCTATGTTAGAGTATATTGAAACTCTACCAAAGAAATCAAAAGCACATGAATTGTTTCAGAATAATTTGGAAATCTTAAAAAGAAATCGTAAATTGATGCAATTATCGGAGCCAGAGTTTAGTGGGAATCTTCGTTTAAAAATTATGGATAGGTTTGATGAACAAACGCCAAAATTTGATAAGCATTCATTCTTAAAGTTAGGATTAAAGCATCGTATGTTAGATGCATTTCCTAATGTAAACGATTGGTTACAATCAACATTTTCACATATAAGTAAATTTTAAAAAATAAGTTATGGCAGACAAAGTAGCACAACCAATTGGAGATAGAGTTCTCCTAAAAGAAGTAGAACAACAAAACGATAGAACCGCAGGTGGTATCATTATTCCAGATAGTGCAAAATTGGAAGATGTAAAACGTGCGGAAGTTATTAAAGTAGGTCCAGGCATCTATACCCAAAGTGGAACATTGATTCCAATGAGTGTAGCCGAAGGAGATGAAGTGATTCTACCACCATACCATCAGGGTAATGAGGTAAAAATCAACGGAGAGAAATATACCCTATTAAGAGAATCAGAAATCTTAATGGTATTAAAATAATTTTTAAATTAAACATGGAGAAAAACTATGAAGTGTATTAAAGTAATTAAAGAAACAAAAGACAACAAATTCGGAACTATTCGTAGAGTAGCTAACACCGAAGCGGATTCTAAAGTAAGTACAGGATATTGGGCATTCTGTCCAAAATCGGAGTGGAAGGAATTGACTCGTAAACCAAAGAACGACCAAGCTACCGACCAAGCTACCGACCAAGTAAAGGTTCAATCTAAAAAACAATTGAAAAAACAAAAAGCTGAAGCATAATGGAAGCAGTAGATACACTAGTCAAATATGGCCAATCGTATCAATCTAAAGTTGTAGCTTCTCTTATATCAGATGTAAAGTTCTTAGAACAGGTAACTGAAATAACTAAACCAGCTTTTTTTGAATCACAAGCCAACCAATGGATTATTGGAGAAGTTCAAAACTACTTCAATGAATTCCGTGCAGTTCCTACAATGGAAGTGTTTAAAATTAAGGTGGGTGATATTGAGGATAAAGTGCTAAAGCAAACTGTTGTTGAGCAATTAAAATCAGTTTATTTGCAAGTTGGTGCAGAAGATTTACCCTATGTAAAAAAAGAATACCTTACATTTGCTAAAAATCAAAAAGTTAAAGATGCCCTTCTAAAATCGGTAGATTTACTCAAAGCAGGAAACTACGATAAGATTATAGATACGATGATGGCAGCATCCAAAGTTGGTGTAGAAAACGACTTAGGATTGGATTACATCGATAATTTCGAATTGATTATGGAAGATGTCAAACGAAATTCAGTATCAACAGGATGGGAAGTAGTTGATGAATTAATGGATGGTGGGTTAGGACCAGGTGAATTGGGTGTAGTTATGGCGCCATCGGGTATTGGTAAGAGTTGGTTCTTATCTAAGATAGCGTGTTCAGCAGTTCAAAAGGGATTAAATGTATTACATTATACTTTGGAATTATCCGAAAGTTATGTAGGACAACGATACACAACAATTCTTACGGGCATTCAAACATCCGAACACAAAGAACGTAAAGAAGAAATCGTTCGTAAGATTAAGAATACGCCAGGTAGAGTTCGTATTAAATACTATCCACCACAATTCGCATCTTCAAAAACATTATCAGCTCACATTGAAAAGTTAAAAGCAAGTGGATTCAATCCAAATTTAATCATCATCGATTACGCCGATTTATTAAAGAGTGGTAGTAATAGAGATGGATTATATGCGGAGTTGGGTGGTATCTATGAAGAACTTAGAGGTTTGAGTGGTGAAACGGGTATTCCAATTTGGACAGCAACACAAACCAATAGAGCAGCTATTGACCACGAGGTTATTCAAGCGGATAGTGTTGGTGATTCTTATAAGAAAGTTCAAACCGCCGATTTTATTATGAGTGTGAGTAGAAAGACCAAAGATAAGTTATCTAATACAGGTCGTATTCACATCGTTAAGAATCGATTTGGACCGGATGGTATGACTTTCCCCGCTAAGATTGATACCTTCCACGGAGTTATGGATGTGTTCGCAGCTAATTCCGCTGATGGAGTTATTGCAACAAAAGACTCTAAAAACGGAGAAAATTTAGAGAAAAAATTATTACATAAAAAGTATGTAGAGAATATGGGATAACTGAAAAATTGTCATATAAAATTTTCTAAAGAAAAGAGAAAATTTTAATTTTTGATGAATAGTTATACCTACAACTCTAATAAAAAAATTACATAAATGAGCAAATTATTTACAGAAAGAATTCCATTCAAGCCGTTTGAATACCCAGAATATTATACGGAAGGATGGTTAAAACAAATGCAGGCGTTTTGGTTACACACAGAGATACCGATGCAAGGTGATGTTAAGGATTGGAACGAAAATTTATCAAAAGAGGAAAAGCATTTAGTTGGTAATATTCTTTTAGGATTCGCTCAAACCGAATGTGCCGTTTCTGATTATTGGACTGGTATGGTTACCAAATGGTTTCCAAAGCATGAGATTAGACAAATGGCAATGGCATTTGGTTCACAAGAAACAATACATTCAGTAGCATACTCATATCTTAATGAAACATTAGGATTAGATGATTTCGAAGGATTCCTACACGATGAAACGATGAAGGAAAGATTTGAACTTTTAACCAATACAACCGCTGATTGGACTCCAAAAGATTTGGATACGAATCATAAGGCTAGAGTTGAGGTTGCTCGTTCATTGGCTATCTTTTCGGCATTTGCTGAAGGTGTAGCATTATACTCATCATTCGCTGTATTATATTCTTTCCAAATGAGAAATCTATTGAAAGGAATTGGACAACAAATGAAATGGAGTGTAAGAGATGAATCACTTCACTCAAAGATGGGTTGTCAATTGTTCAGACATATGTGTGATGAGTTTCCTGAATTGTTAGAAGAAGCAAAAGTTGATATCTACAAAGCAGCTGAAATCATTAGAGATTTGGAACATAAATTTATTGATAAGATTTTTGAAATGGGTGATTTGGAGAATCTTAAAAAAGATGACCTAAAAGAATTCATTACAAAAAGAATTAATGAAAAATTAGGAGAATTGGGATACAACCCTATTAAGGGTGGTGATGATTATTTTGATTTCGATGAAAAGAAAGCATCTGAATTAGATTGGTTCTATCATCTTACGGGAGGTGTTACACATACCGACTTCTTTGCAATCAGACCAACTGATTATTCAAAAGCAGGAGAAGGTGAAAATTGGGATGATATATTTTAAATGAAAGTTATGAAAAATTACGGAGAAGAATTAGGATGGGAATTAGATGTAGATTTTCCAAATTGGGGAAATACTGAAATCTATGTTAAGACGATATCAAAAGGATATTTGTTACCAGGCGAAAAGCCAAAAGATGCATATTGGAGAGTTGCTACGGCAGTTGCTAAGAGATTGGAGAAACCACAATTAGCAACAAAATTCTTTGATTACATTTGGAAAGGATGGTTGTGTTTAGCAACGCCAGTATTATCAAATACGGGCACCGATAGAGGATTACCAATTTCATGCTTCGGTATTGATGTGGGTGATAGTATCTATGAGATTGGTTCTAAGAACTTAGAATTGATGTTGTTGGCAAAGCATGGTGGTGGTGTTGGTATTGGTATCAATATGATTAGACCGGCTGGTAGTAAAATTACAATGAATGGTACATCGGATGGTGTAGTTCCATTTATTAAAATTTATGATTCAACCATCTTAGCAACAAATCAGGGAAGTGTTCGTAGAGGAGCAGCATCGGTAAACATTAAAATCGACCATAAAGATTTCGATGATTTTATTGAAATCAGAGAACCGAAGGGAGATGTGAACCGCCAAGCACTTAATATGCACCAATGTGTAGTTGTAAGTGATAAGTTTATGGCTAAATTAGAGGAAGGCGACTCTGAAGCTCGTAGGAAGTGGGGTAAGTTACTTCAGAAAAGAAAGGCTACAGGTGAACCTTATATTATGTTTAAAGGTAATGTCAATAAACATAACCCTGAAATGTATAAGAAGAACGGATTGAAAGTTCATATGACTAACATTTGTTCTGAAATCGTTTTACATACCGATGAACAGCATTCATTCGTTTGTTGTTTGAGTTCATTAAACTTAGCAAAGTACGATGAGTGGAAAGATACTGATTTAGTTTATACATCTACTATCTTCTTAGATGGTGTGTTGGAAGAATTCTTACAAAGAGCTAAGAATATGAAGGGATTCGAAAATGCAGTACGTTCAGCGGAAAGAGGTAGAGCATTAGGTTTAGGTGTATTAGGATGGCATACATACTTACAACAAAGAGGTATTCCATTTGAAGGATTGCCTGCACAATTCGAAACTCGTAAGATTTTCTCTCAAATTAAGATTGAAAGTGAAAGAGCAAGTAGAGATTTAGCTAAAGAATATGGTGAGCCATTATGGTGTAAAGAGAGTGGATTTAGAAATACTCACCTAAGAGCAGTAGCACCTACTGTATCAAACTCTAAGTTGAGTGGTAATGTAAGTAGTGGTATTGAACCTTGGGCAGCTAATGTATTTACGGAACAAACTGCAAAAGGTACATTCATTAGAAAGAATCCAGAATTGGAAAGAGTACTTCGTAAAGTTGGTAAAAACACAAAAGAAGTTTGGGACCAAATTTTAAACGATGGTGGTTCAGTACAAGATTTATCTTTCTTAGATGAATGGTGTTACGTCGATGGTAAGGTAGTTGAATGTAAAGAGGTTGAAAACGAACCAAAGCATAATTGTACACCTATCAAAGATGTATTCAAAACATTTAAGGAAATCAATCAGTTAGATTTAGTAAGACAAGCAGGTATTAGACAACAATATATTGACCAAGCAGTTTCTCTAAACTTAGCATTCCCTGCAATAGCAGAACCAAAATGGATTAATCAGGTTCATATGGAAGCGTGGAAGCAAGGTGTTAAGACACTTTATTATATGAGAACTGAATCAGTATTAAGAGGCGATATTGCAACAAAAGCAATGGACCCGGATTGTTTAAGTTGTGATGGATAATATATAAAAAAAGTTTTATGGCAGAAAATCAATCAACAAAACACAAAGAATTGACAGAGAGAATCAGAGAAGAAAAAACTGAAAAGCCAAAAGGACCTATTAAGTTTCAAATTCAGTTAAACGAAGAGCAGAAGGAAGCAAAAGAAAAGATTTTAAATAACGCCATAACAATACTAAGTGGTAAAGCCGGAAGTGGTAAAACACTTTTAGCTTGCCAGGTTGCATTGGATATGTTATTTAAAAAGACTGTTCAGAAAATTATCATAACTCGTCCTACGGTAAGTAAAGAAGAGATTGGATTTTTGCCGGGAGATTTGAGAGAAAAAATGGAACCGTGGATGCAACCAATATATTCTAATTTTTATCAATTGTATAATAAAGATAAGATTGATAAGATATTGGAAGATGGACATGTAGAAATTGTACCATTAGCATTTATGAGAGGTAGAACATTTTTGGATAGTTTTATAATCGTAGATGAAGCACAAAACTGCACAAACGACCAAATGGAGATGATTACATCTCGTTTGGGATTGAGAAGTAAAATGGTTGTATGTGGTGATACACAGCAAGTAGATTTAAAATATAAAGGAGATAGTGGATTTAAATTCTTATTATCAGCTGCAAAGAAGATTAAAGATATGGATTCACAAACATTACTAACAAATCATAGACACCCAGTTGTAGACTCCTTATTGGATGCATATGATGAATTTAAAGAAAGAACAAATGTTAACAGTTAAAAAGTTTTCCGCAGCATGGTGTGGACCATGTAGAGCTTTAGCTCCAGTAATGAACGAAATAAAAGGTCAATTTTCAAATGTAAAATTTGAAGATTATGATGTTGATGTGGCATATGAAGAAGCTACTAAATATGGTATTCGTTCAGTGCCAACAGTGATTATGGAAAGAGATGGTGTTGAAGTAGAAAGATTCGCAGGAACTGCATCAAAAATAGCTTATATTAATGCAATAAATGAAAATTTAAAGTAAAATATTTGTGATTCTCAAAAAAAAGTGTTATATTAGACGTATGTTAAAAGGAGAAGCGCATCCAATGCACAAGCTGACTGAAAAGCAAGTATCTCAAATTAGAGAACTTTGGAAGGTAGGTCATAGAAATGTCAAAGTATTGGCAAGAAACAATGGAGTTTCGCCTGCTAACATTAAAAAAATAGTTACTAACCAAACGTGGACACATATGATTAAGTGGCCATACGAAAAGCAATAAGTTATGAGTGCCGAAGAGCAAATTGAAGAAATTCTATTGGAAGCCAATTCATATGGGTTGTGGAGAGAAGTGTTAGATACGGCAAAATCTCTTATGGATGCAGACCCAAAAAGAGATAGAGTATCTGCGTTTGAAGAAGCATTCAATGAGTGGGTAAAATAGTTATATGAAATTAGATGGAAAAGATTATTGTGATATATCCAAACTTTCAGTTAGATTAATAAGTAAGGATGTAGCTAAAGATATTATTGTAAATAACCATTATAGTGGTATATGGACAAAAGTATCTTATGCAATAGGTTTATTTCATATATCAAATGATGCACACAAATTCTTCGCCGGAGTAAACGAAAAACTTATTGGAGTAGCTTGCTATGGTGACCCGGTTGGTAGGCATTCGGGCGCATCCATTTCGGAACTATTAGATAGAACGGAGGTTTTAGAACTTACCCGTCTTTTTGTATTTGATGGATATGGTACTAACATTGAGAGTTGGTTCGTTGGAAAATCATTTGAATGGTTGAGAGAAAACGCACCACACATCAAAGCATTGGTATCATATTCAGACCCAAAGGTTGGGCATTTGGGAACGATATATCAAGCAACTAATTGGATATATCAGGGTAATAAAATCAGACCAAATGATAGTTGGAGTTTTAAGTGGAGTGAGATTGATGAGTGGCATCATAGTAGAACATCCTATGTGAAGTACGGAACGAATGACCCAAAGATAATTCAAAAAATGGTAACATCGCCATTTTGGATTAAAAAAGAACCACGTAAGCATAGATACGTTTATATATTGTTAAGTGGAAAAGAAAAAAAGAAATTATTTAAATCATTAAAATACCCATCTCTACCATATCCAAAGCATAATGCAGAATTTGTGGAAGAGATATATAAATTAGAACCCATAAAATAAGTTTATGAAAGAAGAAGGTAAAAATTATTGCGATACCTCAAAAGTATTTATAGCACCAATCAGTAAAGATGTAGCAAAGGATATTATCGTAAAGAAACACTATACACACGCTTGGACAGCTTGTAGATACGCTTTGGGTATTTTTTATAAAATGGATGAATCTAATGCGCTAGGTGAAGATAATAAATTAATCGGATGTTTAGTTTATGGATTCCCCGTTGGAGCAAGAGCAGCAACTTCTATTTCGGATTTACTTACAAAAGATAATGTATTAGAATTGACTCGTTTGTATTGTGATGATGGGTATGGTTCTAATATCGAATCATATGCAATGGGACAATCATTTAAATGGTTCAGAGAAAATGATTCAGCAATTAAAGCACTTATTTCTTACGCTGATAATGGACAAGAACATTTAGGTGGAATTTATCAGGCAACGAATTGGATTTATCAGGGGTTAAATACTGATATCGCTTTAATGCCAAACTACGGAATATCATTATCAAATGACCCTTACAAATGGATTCATAGTAGGACTGTGTTTACAAAATGGGGTAGTGGTAACTTAGAACATCTTCGTAGAGAAATCGGTAAAGATGGTTATAAAGAGTTTTGGAGAAGAGAAGAACCACCAAAGCATAGATACTTACAAATTATCACAGCTGATAAGAAGGAAAAGAAAGCAATTATGAAATCCTTCAAACACGAAATCAGACCATATCCAAAAGATACCCGTGCTTTCAATAAGGATATCCAAAATTGGAAAACAATCGCACCCGAAACGGAAATAGATACCAAATTTTGGTAATATATAACTAATTGATTATCAGTAGGTTGGATAAATATGTCCAAAATATTTGGTAATATAGAATAATCTTCGTATATTTGTAATATACAAACAAAAGGTCGCATTCACCTTAATCCGAATGCATTAACAAACAAATCGGTAAAAGTATCACCGAATTAACGATACTACAAAAAAAACAAAATTATGGCTATTAAAAAAACAATTAGCGCAAAAGTTCTTTCTGGTGGAACTCTAAACAAACTAAGAGAAATGTCCCCTTACATTTATGTAGATAAGCATCAGTTACAAAGATTGCTTGATAAGTGGGAAGATACTACATCCGCAAAACATATGAAAGCATGTTTAATTGGACATTCTAACATCTACACAATTGTATTAGTAAGTATTCAGGGTTGTTTAGATTATTGTGAATCATTGATATCTCAATATTCCGAAGGTGATGACAGATATGAATCTGTAAAAGAAACCATAGATTATTTACAAAATCTAACAAAGCAGGGTTATCGTTATTTGAACATCGATGGTCAGCATAGAGTAGAGTGTTATACCGATTATTTTAATTCAAAATTCGTAATAACCGAATCTGTTATTGATTTAATAGAAAGTAAGGATGGAACAACTATTCCATTCGAAATGAAAGGTGTATTTTTTAAAGATATGCCTGAAGAAACGCAATCGCAAGTTTTGAATTTACCAATTACAATCGTATTGGTTGAAAAGGCAACTTTACAAGATATGGTTGATATTACCATATATACTAATATCGGAGAACCTTGGAATGATAACGAAAGACGTATTATTATACCATCGCAATTTAATAGGTTCTTACATTCGTTTATGAATAATAATCCGTTATTAACGGCAATGTTCGATAATACAAAAAACTTATCAGGCGATTATGCATTACTTAAAAAGGGAGATGCACTTATTATAGCAGAATGGTTTGGATATTATTACAATGTGTTGGAAGGTAACATTTATAATTGGCCTAAAAACTCTATGTTAGATAGTATGGCTTCAATCGAAGGTTTACCAAAACATAGTAAGAAACGATTAAACGACACAAAATCTCTAATATCCAAAACAATAGAATTGGCTAATTCTGCCGGTGAAATTAAATTTGAAAGAACATTTTTGGATAATTTATTCATACTGATGACGATACTAAATACACCATCGCATTCAATGAATAATAAAGGTAAAGAAATCAAAATCAACAATTATAAAAAATTCATTGATTGGTTTGCAAAAACTGAAGCAACTTTAAGAAAGGAAGATGAATTTCTTATAGACCCAGCAACAGGCAAAGATTATGTTCATCCTATTACGGGTAAAAAATCAACTAACGCAGAATCTTTTAAAAGAAAATGTGGTGCTAAGAAAACAGATGATATTCAAATTCGTTCTACTATGATGATGGAAAAGTTTTATAAAAGTTATGATAAACTTTTTGCAAATGGAATCATTACTTTAATAGATACTACAAATTATACTAAGAAGCAAAAGTTAGAAGCTGCTATTGAAAATGATTGGATTGATGCGGATGGTAATGAATTTACATTTGAAGAATTGATGGGTTCTAATTCTATTATGGAAGGTGACCACATTGATGCTAGAGCAAATGGTAATGAAACTACAAAAGATAACTTAGTTCTTAGAAATAAAAAAGCAAATATTAGAAAATCAAATAAAGCAATTTTAAAATAATATGAATAAATTTTGGGATTCAGAGGTAGGAAGCTTCGATAAAAAAGTTTTAGTAGTACCAAATTATACGCATTTCGGAGAAGGTAAAAATATAAACGCAGATTCGTTTGTATTGGTAATGAAATCTTTTTTAGATAATGCTGGTTATGATAATTTACAATTTATAATCCCATATCCGAATGGTAGTATGCCAACGGATTTTATGAAATATAAAAACGTTAAGCTCATTAATATGGGGAGTGTATCTACATTCCCCCCTTTAATGAGAATTCAATTTCCTGATTCGGCATTTAAGAAAATATTTTCAGAAGAAGGTATTGATATTATTTGGTCACATTTGCCGGAGTGGACAAATCAATTACTAATTGTTAGAAGATACAACACAGTAACTCAACCCGTTTTGGGATATTGCCATTGGTGGGAGATTCCCGAAAATGGTGCATATAATCACAATTCATTTTGGAATAATGTGCAAGGTATGTTGAAGATGAAAGTATGTGGAGTTAACTCACAATGGGTTAAGAATCTAATTATAAAAAGAGCATCTGAATTCTTAAATCAACAAACGATAGATAAGTTAGAACAAATAATTCAGCCTTGGTATTTAGGATGTGATGAATTTGTAGAAGGAAATGTAAGACCAAAAACAATTCTATTTAATCATAGAGCAGATGGTTATACCGGCGCTGAATGGTTCTTCGAAGAAATGGATAAGTTATGGGAGCAAAGACAAGATTTCAAAGTACTAACTTCAATAGCAAGTGTAGTAAAACCATATACCGAATCTATAAGACATCCTAATAGAGAACACTATTTGAATAATGTAGGTAGCGCTGATATTGGAGTTGGATGTTTTACAAAGTATTCAGCGTGGAGTATGAGTACAACGGATGGATTGAGTAGAGGCGTTCCATATATCTTACCAAAAGAATTGTGTTATGAAGAAATGGTTGGTGAAGATTACCCACTTTTGTACAAAGGTAAAAAGGAATTCGTAAAAGTAATTACGGATTATTTGAATGGTAAAATAGAAAGACCAAACACAAAGCCAATTGCTGAAAAGTTGTATTGGAAAAATCAGCTAAAGAATTGGAAAATTGATTAATTTTTAATATATTTGTAATATGAAATTTTGGAATACAGGAGAAGAAACAAACACAACCACATTTGACTACGATGTGATGAAGAAGAAGTTCATTGAAAATTTGGACTATCTTAAAGAAATGTCAGTAGAAGAACAAACCCTATATAAGAAGTGGATTGAGTGGAATGCTGATAGAGTTTCAAATATGAAACGTTTACCCGTATTACAATCATATTACGATTCTTTATGGAAACCTACCAATCTTATGGATAAAGATTTAACTATTTCTGAAATAGAAAAATTAGAACCATATGTAGAAATAGTAGAAGATGATGCGAAAGAATCCACTCGTTGGACTGAAATTCGTAAACTAATCCATACGATGGAGTTTTCTGCTAACCCTGGTAGAAACGTAAAGATATACGTTAAAGATAGAACAAGCGGAAAGATATTAGGACAAATTTGTTTAGGGTCGGATATCACTTCATTAGGAGTTAGAGATGAATTCATTGGTTGGACTAAAGAAGATAAATTCGAAAAGGGTAAATTGAATTGTACATCTATTGCTACAACTATCGTATCGACTCAACCATTTGGATATAACTTCTTAGGAGGTAAGTTAATCGCAGCATTAGCAACCGCTCCTGAAATTAGAGCATATTGGAAAACTAAATATGATAATCCATTAGTCGGAGTAGGTACAACATCTTTATACGGAATTCATTCTCAATACAATGGTATTCCGCATTTCAAAACATTAGGAGAATCTAAAGGTAAAATTTCTACAAAGCCAGATGATTCGGTATATGACCCGTGGCATCAATGGTTAAAAGAAAATCGTTCAGAATGGTATAAGAAAAACATTATGGATGAGAGAGAACGCAATGGTGCTAATATGGGTTACGAAAAGAACGGACCTGTAAGTGGAATTAAACAAAAGATTATTCAGGCAATTTTCAAAGAATTGGGAATCAAAGGAAACGCTTATGACCACGGATTCCAAAGAGGTGTATATTTTTCACAAATGTATCAGAATGGTAATGATTTTCTTTGTTCTAAAATAGAAGAAAAGGATTTGATATTAAATGAGAAGTTTGCTAAAGGAAACGAATATACTACAAAATGGTGGAAAGATAAAGCCATCAAAAGATATACAAAATTACACGAAGAGGGTAGAATTAAACCCGAAGTATTGTTCTATGTAGATGCAATTGGGATGACGTGGGAACAAATGAAAGAACATTATTTAAAAGAAGTAGGAAGATAGTATGTATCAAAACATTTATTACGAAAGACAAAAGAATTTAATTCATCTATGGGATGATAAAAGTGGGTATCAAACATTTCCATACCGAAAGTATGCGTATAAAAAAGACCCATATGGTGAATATCGTTCCATGTATGGCGATAAATTAACCAAAATTGGTAAATGGGAAAAAGAAGATGCTGAAGATTTGTTCGAATCCGATGTACCGGAAACAACTAGAGTTTTGGTTGATATTTACGATAACGATTTACCATCAAATGGACATAGAGTTCTTACATTTGATATTGAGGTAGAAATGATATCAGGTCTACCAAACACAAAAGAAGCTAAAAACGAAATCACCGCAATTGCTGCTCACGATGGAGCAACTAAATTATATGATGTATTCGTATTGGATAAAGAAAGAAAAGTAAAAAACAATGCCAAAAACTTTAACAAAGATGGTAGAGAAGTTAACGTTCACATTTTTGACAATGAGAAAAATCTACTATATGCTTTCCTTAATTACTATGAGGAAATTAACCCAACGATTCTAACGGGTTGGAATATTGATTTCTTTGATATTCCATACCTATTCAATCGTATTAAGAATGTATGTGGTGAGGGAAATGCAAAACGATTATCTCCAATAGGTCAGGCATTCTGGTCTCCATATAGAGAGAAGTGGAGTTTTGGTGGTGTATCTATTTTGGATTATATCAATCTATACAAAACTTACACATATACATTGGAAGCATCTTATACCTTAAACTATATTGCTACTAAAGAATTAGGTAGAGGTAAGATTGAATACGAAGGAAGTTTGGATGATTTATTCGAAAATGATTTGGAGAAATTCATTGAGTATAACATTGTCGATGTGGACTTAGTTGTAGCAATGGATGAGAAACTTCAATTCATTGAATTATGTAGAGCAGTTTGTCACGCCGGATATGTGCCATATGAGGATTATATATTTTCATCAAAGTGGTTAGAAGGCGCTTGTTTGGGATATCTTAAAAAGAAAGGATTAGTAGCAACTAATAAACCAAAAGATAGAAAAGAAAGAATGCAGGCTCTTAGAGATAACAATGAAGAGAAGTTTATTGGAGCATATGTAAAAGAACCTATTGTTGGTAAGTACGATTGGATTTATGATTTGGATTTAACATCTCTATATCCATCGATTATTATGACACTTAATATTTCACCCGAAACCAAAGTTGGCAAGATTCAGAATTGGGATGCGGAGGAAAATATTAGAGGAGCTGAAAAGGTATATAAGTTAGTAGGTAAGGATGGTGATACTTACGAATATAATACACAGGAATTAAAAGAAGTTATCAAAGATAGTAATTTAGGTGTTGCTGCAAATGGAGTTCTTTATACACAAGATAAGCCGGGTCTAATCGCAGATATCCTAAATGATTGGTTTCAAAAGCGTGTTGAATTCAGGAAATTAGAAAAAAAATATGGTGAAGCGAAAGATACGGAAAAGTATGAATTTTATGCTAAAAGGCAGCTGGTTCAGAAGATTCTTCTTAACTCTATGTATGGTGTGCTTGGTCTTCCTGCCTTTCGGTTTTATGATATTGATAATGCTGAGGCGGTTACGATTACAGGTCAAACTGTTATTAAGAAAACAGCAGAAATGGCAAACATCAAATATTGGAAAGAACTCGGAACTAAAGAGGATTATAATGTGTACATCGATACTGATTCCATTTATATGATGGCTGAACCATTGGTAAAACATCGTTATCCAAATTACAAAGAGTTTGATGAACAACGAATGGCATCGGAGGTAAATACTATCGCAGAAGAAACGCAATCATTTTTAAACTCATTCTACGATATGTTAGCCGAAAGATTCTTCTTTATACCAAAAGATAAACATCGATTTGAAATTAAGAAGGAATACATCAGTAAAGCAGGATTTTGGGTAGCAAAGAAAAGATACGCTCAATGGATGGTATTAAAAAATGGTATCCCTTGCGATAAGTTGGATGTAAAAGGTTTAGATGTTGTACGTTCATCATTTCCAAAAGCATTTCAGGACCAAATGAGTGGTATGTTAAAAGATATCTTAATGGGTAAGGATAACGAATATGTAGATAAGAAGTTATTGGCATTCAAAGATAGTATGGCTACATTGCCTGTTAATAAAATAGCTAAGGGTGGAGCAATTAAAGAGTTAAGTAAATATGATAATGGTAGTTGGAGAAAGGATAGTGGTTTAGCAATTGCTAACTTTGAAAAAGGAACTCCGGCGCACGTAAAAGCGGGAATTACTTATAACCGATTATTAAAATTCTTCAATTGCCCATATAAGCACGAACCAATTAGAGATGGTGATAAAGTTAAATGGGTATATCTTAAAACAAATCCATTAGGATTGGATACATTGGCATTTAAAGATTATAATGACCCTAAAGAAATTATGGATTTCGTAGAACAATACATAGATAGAGATAAATTATACGTTTCGGATATGGAAAACAAAGTTGATGATTTCTATACCGCACTTAAATGGCAAAAGGCTTCAACGGAAGCGTTAACTGCTAAGAAGTTTTTCTCCTTTTAATTTGGAATATTAAAAAGTTTTTCTTATATTTGTAACAATAACATAAAATTTAAAAATTAGATTATGAACAAAAACAATTTACAACGATTCATTCAAAAGTATTCACTAGGTGGAGTAATTGAATCAGTAGCATGGAACGCAGAAGGAAACAAA